CATTTTTGATACATACCCCTCAAACTCAATAAAGCCATTTGAGAATGCTGGAGATATCACCCTGAATGTTGTATTGTCCTGATTGACGCTGGAACAAATAGTGTTCACATCTGAAGCATCTAATACGTTCCAGCTTAAACTTACTTTTGCCCAGCGCCTTTTTATTACGTTTCTGACCAAATTTCCATTTGTAACGGATCTGTATGAATCGTTATCGAGATCTTCCCAATTGATCTTATAGGTTGAAGGAGATGGCATTCTTCTTCCGTTTACATACCAGATTAAGCTCATACAATGCTACCTCCTGTTATCCTTGATTGCTGATTAATGTATTTAACAGCGCTTCTTCCTATATCACTCTGGGAGATATAAGCCTTGAATTCCTTAGAATCGACAACGTCTATTAATTGTCTTAACAGATCATTTGTTTCTTCAGAATTGACATAACTGTTTTCATTGAATTCCTTTGGAATAACAGCTTCACCCTGATGTAGCTGAGCGATCATATCGTTAGGAACATAGTTTGTTCCGACATCGAATGAAGGGATCCGTGGGAAATTTACTTCTGATATGCCTAATCCGAATTTCATACCGCCTGCGTATGGAACCCAAGACGGAACGGTAAAGGTCAGACTGTTTAATCCTCTTATGACATAGTTGATCGCATTCTGAACCGCTGAAATGACTCCGTTTGCGATGGAAATTGCCGCATTCAAAATGCCTTTGAAGATCTGCTTTAATCCTTCACCAACCTGCCTGATACCACCCTGAAAGTCACCTTTAAATATTTTGATGATTCCATCAAGGATGTTTTTTGTGCCTTTGAATAAACCATCCAATAATTGCTTTACACCATCAACGAATCCTTTGATGACATCCCAGCAGAATTGAATGTGGCCGAATATCGAATTTCCGACTTCACCGAACCATTCTTCTAGCCATGCGTGAAGGTCTGACATTTTTGAATCGATCGTGCTTACAGCGTTGTCGATCCATGCTTTGATGTTGTCCCAGAATGGCGCAATCAAGCCTAAAATAGCGATAATAGCACCTGCAATTATTAACGGTGTTGAGCCGATTATTAATCCCAATCCTGTTAAAGCAATACCGATGCCAGTGATGAATTTACCGAAATTTTCCCATGATGGATCCTTTAAATAATCAAGCAAACCCATGATGGCCAGAGTTATTCCTCCGACTGCCAGAGATATTCCTAGTAAAGTCATAGGATCCAGAGTCTTACCAAACAAGGATGCGATTCCTTCCGCAACCTTCCACGCTGCAATTGCCAAGCCGATCGCTGTGACAAGCTCCAAAATATCTTTGAATTTCTTTAAAGCTTCATCTGATACTGGATCCAGCTTAAAGCCAGCGCCACCGCTTCCGCCTGAACTTTGTGAGTTTAAATTATTTAATTCATCAAAGCCAGCTAATTGTTTCTGTTGCTTAGCAGCCTTGCCTGTGGCCTTGCCGTAATTTGCCATATTGACACCTGCAAACCCTAAAGATTTGACTAATGCATCAACCAATGAGACAAGTCTGACAAATAAATTGACAACATACTCAACCACTGGCGCAAATAAGGATCCTAGCGCATACCAGCATCCGTCTATCTTTGCTTTCAGTTCATCATTTTGTGCCAGATATGTACTCATAGCTTTACGGATCGAGCCATATACACCTGCAACACCAACAAGCGATCCAAGGATTCTTCCCACCGAAGCTGTAGCTTTGCCAATATTGTTCTTGATCGCAACTGTCGTTTTTGAAATCGCTGTAAAACCGCTATTTCCACCTTTTTGTAAAGAAGCGATCTTGTTTTGCAATCTCTCGATCTCCGCTTCAATTTTCAGTATATCCATACTTTTCAACCCAATCGAATCAGCTGCCGATAATGTTGTTTGTAAGTCAATGATCTTAGCTTTTAATAGCTGGATCTGAGCTGAATACTGCTTAACATTTTCTGTATCGAATACTTCTGTTGTGACTTTAGCTGGAGATGTCGCCTCTTCAATCTCACCTGTTATATGCTGTTTGAGTTGAGATAATTGTGATTTGACTGTTGCGATTGACGAACTATCTAATATTGTTTTAAGGGATATCGCAAACTCTTCATTCATACCTTATTCCTCGTCTTTCAACTTCCTTTTTCAAAAGATTTGGAGGCATTTTAATTGTTGCCTTCGGTCTTGTGTAAAGCTCAGGAGATGCATCTTCTGGCTTCCTTGCATAGTGTTTTCCCATTGTTGCCCATGCGATCAGATGAGCTTGCTTCCATAGACGATAGCCTAAGCCTTCACGTCTTGCTGAAAGCGTATCAATTAACTCACTCACGGTCATTTCATAGAGCTGATCATAAGTGAGATCGTATTCTAATAAGAGTTTATAAAGTTTCTCGATGTGAGGCTTTAGGAATTCTGTTGCGTTGCCTTCAGTTCTTCCTTCTTTTCCTGTATCATCTGAAGGTCGCTTTGTGCTAAAAGCCCTGATGCAACACATGCTGGCATGATGATTTCCTCGATCATTCTCTGGATCGTGTAGCCATCATCCACCATCTCATCATAGAGATCCTGTGCTTCTTCCATTGAAATAGGTTTTTTTGTTGCACCCTTTAACATATATCTCAGCAAAGTAACGATTGTTTTTACTGAGTAATCCTGAATGTAATCCAGTAATTTGCATTTGTAAGTATCTTCAATTTTGATGGCATCTGCCGATACCATTCTTAATTCAACTTCTTTTCCATTTAATTCAAATGTGAATGTCTTCATTTTTCCTCCTAAGAAAAGGGAGCATTCCAGCTCCCTTAGATTGATGACTGCGGTACAGTGATTGTTGGTTCTTCCTCTGGAATCAGATGTAAAGTGAATGATTCGATTTCATTTACACCGACTGCATTGAAAGAATAAGATGGCTTTGATTTGATCTTAATTGTTACACCTGATGCGTATTCGATCTTCCAGCCATATAAAGTGTCTTTATCAAGTCCTGCAACAAGATTGATATTTGACGATGCTGATGGCGTTTCCAGATTGAAAGGGAAATCCAGAGATCCGAGATCCTGTAAGCCTTTGACGTATGAACGGTATACCAGATTATCAAGAGTCGTTGATTCGACTGTATCTGGAGAACCGCCTACATCTGGGATTTCAGTACATCCTTGAAGGTCGGTCCAGTTTTCAGGATATGCGCCTTGAACTAATGAGCCGAATGATAGCTTAGATCCTGCCGAGATTTTATACATTTCTGCCTCCTATACTAAAAAAGTATTATTCTCTTCACTATAACGGCCTTCTGCCTTGACTAATATCTTTCTGATACCGTCCTGAAACGAGATGTCATTATAGGAATATTTGAAATTGAGTTCTTTCAGTTTTTCTTTGAGTTTTTCCAGTGCCAAGTCCATTACTTCCAGTGTGTTTTCTTCCTGATTGTCTTTTCTTACCAATCGCCCTGTCAGATTCACATTCATCACATAGCGTTTATTGAAATCGCTTGAACGATAATCTTCCATAAGTTCATAGCCGAAATATGTCTGACCGTTTTCCACCATTCCATCAGGAATCGGAACACCTGCGTTTATTTCTGCTATTTCACTTAGTTTTGATTGAATAAGGACTCTTATTCCATCCATGCTTCTTCAATAGCCTCCTTGATATTTTCCATAAGGATCCTTCTTGTTCTTAAAAAAGCTGGATAAAGATGAGGCCTTGCGGTGATTCCCCAACTTCCTGTCTGCAATAGCTGTAACCAAGTGTGCTGATCCCACGGTTCTTGTGTGGTATAGGGATAGCCATGCGGATAATTGTTTGATCCTTCACCTAAAGGACCAGTTCCCCATTCCAAAAAAGCACCGACTGGAACATTTTGCCACTTTGGATCATCGCCTCCGACCAATAGATCGGAATAAACAGATGAGACGATCTCATTACCGTCTTTTTGAGCTTTTTTAATCTTTAATGAGTTGGAATAATCAACAAACTGTTGCGTATTTCTGGCCTCTTCAGGGATTTCAAGACGTGATTTTGCTTCTTCATCCATGAATTCTGTGGCGTGCTGTTGCGCATCAATTACCTTGTTTTCCAACGTTTTAAGGAATTTATTAAACTCCTTATCAAGTTCCCTTATGTCTTTCATAACAGTTCTATGTCGATCCAGTTATTTTTTACTGCAACGATTCTGTATCTGTGAGCGTGATAGACGATCGTATAGAGCGAAACGTTGTCTGAGGTATTGTTGACCTTTTCAAATAAAAACGCTTCAAGACTGGCGTGCGGTGAGCTTATGCGGTACATCCTGTTGACGTCTGCACCATAGATGGCGGTGCTTATTTCATCAGTGAGTTCCTGAATCTGGACCAGATGATCAGCGATCTTCTGGTATGTAGCCACCATCACCCCGTTGTCCTGTTTTGTCTTTATTGATTTGTCGAGTTCAACATTTGTCAGATATCTTAATTGCTTCACATCAATACCCTTTTATTTGAACGGATGATGTCATAGTTCATCGTTTCTATGGCGTTTTCATAAGTTGATGAAAGACCTGAAACGGATTGAGACTTAACATCTTCTGCGCCTCTTAAAAGATAGATAGACTTTACACACTTGCGGATGTTTGAGCTTAACACATCTAACTGCGCTTCAAGACCTTCGGTAGTCTTCGAGTATTGAATGCGGTTAGAAACAATAAGAGCGTCATTGACAACCTCATCCAATAACGCTCCTAATACTTCACTATCTTCACGATAGTTTGCGCCTAAATCAGCTATGATCGAGCTTAACAGATTTTCCTTTGTCATAGACGCTCCTTAAAACATCCTAGATGGATGCTTTGTTCTTTTTGACAACGATCAGAGCAGGGTTTGTGACCTTGAGACCTGAGTTGATTTCAACCTGTGCCTTTGAGCCAGCAAACAGTTCTGAGTCGATGATTCTCATAACTTCGAGATTATCAACTAATGAGAATGCTTCGTATGATCCTACGATCATCTCAACGCCAGTCAGATCGACTGTTACCTTTGTGCCAGCAGCGTTGTAATATTCAGCAGCAGCTTCATCAAAGCCGTTGCATTCGATGATTGTTAAACCGAAACGTCTTAACAGTTCAGCGGTTCTTACAGCTGGATCGTATACTTCCTGAATACCGATATTCTGGAGCAATAAAGCATAGTCAGTGGTATTTACAAGCGCAAAATTAGCGTTGCCGTGACCGTCTCTGATCATCTTACGCATAGCAAGTAAGTTTGCTACGATAGTATCCTTATCAGATGCGGTTGTGTTTACAGAAGCAGTTCCTTCTGTAGCCAGACAAGCCAGTGCTGAGTAACGTCTAGCTTCTCTTACAGTTGCGATAGTATCAGATAAGTATTCCTCACCCATATCAAATGCGACTGCGTTTGCCTGTACGCCATAGATCTTTCTTGACTGCTGGAAATTGTTGTTTAAAGCGATAGGAATCAGTGTGTCATCAGCTGCAACATCAGTGAAATCACGGCCTGGAGTTCCTACGGCAACGGTTTTCTTATCCAGTTTATGAACAAAGATCTGTCCTGCTGGACCGATGCTGTACTTAGCGGTGAATGTGACGTTTGGAATTAAAACATCATCAGTGTAAAGATTTGGTTCAACGATTGCTGAGTATCTCTCATCAACGTTCTGTGATCCGTATAAAATTCCCATTTTTTATCCTCCTTATTTTTTGTAAAATGGATTGTCTTTGTACTTGTCATCGAGATAAGCCTTGTTTGAGCTTACGCTTTGTGACATAACCTGTTTTGGACGAGGCTGTTTGAGTTTCTCATTGACTGAGTCTTCCACGGCCTTACCAAATATTTCTTTGATCGTGTCGATCTGTGCTTTGACTGTTTCAGCATTCGCTCCAGTGAAATTGACCAATTTGATCAATGATGGATTGATGCCTTCCTGAGTCATGATGTTTAAAGCTTCATCTTTGAGATCTCTGGATGAAATAACATCATCTTTCTGTTTGAGTTCTTCTTTTAATTTGGAGATCTCATGTTCATACTTTTCTTCCTGACTCATTTTTGCGAGCGCTTCGGCTTCGCTTCTTTCTTTCTCTGCTTCCTTTTGCCATTTTGCTTTCGCCTTTTCGGTAGATTTTGCGACCTTGCGATCGAATTCTGCCTGATATTCAGGATCCTTCAGCAACTCATCAAAAGTAAGTTTCGGTGTAGCCTCTGTTTCAGAAGCCTTTGCTGTTTCTTCAACAACGTTAGTGTTTTCGTCCATTCTTACCTCCTTGTCCAGACCATCAAAAAAGCACCATTACGGTGCTATTGCCAGTCCATACACATTGACGAATAAAGACTATATAGTCCTAGTGCTTATAAGCACTGAGCGATACCACACAGGAAAAACCCCAGTAAAAGAAAGTTTAAAAACTGGAAAAATACGCATGATATCGCTCACTGCCTATAAGACAGTGATCTGATAAGTTAAAGTTGATCGGCACCAGTGAAAATGATCTGAGATCGGTGGCATATTTAAGCCCTGCACTAAGCCGTTACATTTAACTTCGATAATGGCATTATTCTGAGCTGAATAACGCTTAAAGACGTTTTCTTTGTTTGTATAAAAGATCTGATTATTCAGGGATCGGCACATCCGTGTCGTCTTTTCATCCATTTCCGCAACGAATCTGACCTGCTGATCAGGTTTTGTGTCATAAGTATAAGCTGAATTTGAAACGACTCTGACGGCATCTTCCAAACCTCCTGAATATTTATCTTCATTTACATAAAGGATCCTATGGGATTGTTTAATTAAAACCTTTAAAAGGCTGTT